CCGTTGACGACTTCGGCGGTCGTCTGGATCCGGTAATAGTCCGTGATGTCCTTCGGCGTGACCAGCGCCGAGAGCGCCGTGAAGACGACGGGCGTTCCGGTGAGGCTCGCGACGTCCGCCGTGACGATCTGCTGGCCGGTCGATGGCCCCAAGGTCCATATGATCGTCGCGATGCCGCTCGCGTTGGTGTTCGACGTGGCGGCCGAGAGCGATCCCCCGCCGGTCCCAACCTTCCACGCCACCGCCTGCCCGCTGACCGGCGCACCGAGCGCATCCGTGACCAGCACCGCCAGGGCGACCGGCAGCGCAATCGACGGATAGCCGACCTGGGCGTTGCCTGCCGAGAGCGCAATCGTCGTCGCGGGCATCAGCGCACCTCGACCGGCTTCAAGCGCGCCGTCAGCACGTCGCGGTGATCGTACGGCTTCGACCAGTCGCAGATCGTGCAGACGACCACGCTAGCCTTGACGTCGTGGAAGACATAACTCGGCCCGTGCACCGGGCAGGCGCAGTTACAGGCTGGGGCTCGCACCGGTTCACGCGGCGACAAGGTTCCGCTCCTTCAGGGCCGCACCGACGAGTGCCCAGTACTTCCGGCCGACGGCGGCGTAGTCGTGGTACTCGCGCACATAGGCACCCACGCGCGCCGCTTCAGCCGCCCGGTGCTGCTCATCGAAGACCAGCGGCTCCAAGACCTTGATCAGGTCGTCCGGCTGCTGACAGAAGGTGTAGGGGCAACTCCCGGTCTCGTCGATGTAATCCTCGCGCACCTGCGAGTCGCCCGCGATGACCGGCTGGCCCATCGCCGCGGCTTCCAAGCCTGAACCCTGGATGCCGAGCCAGAACGAATCGAACGTGATGTCGCAACTCGCCTTGATCGCCAAGCACCGTTCGTGCTTCGTGTTGCCGATCTTGACGTAGGAGATCGGCCAGCCCTTGTCGATCAGGTCCGGCAGGATGCAGTCGAGGGCGACCGTCCCCTTCACGCGGTCGTTCGTGGACGAGTGGCAGATCCGCACGCGCTTGTCCGGCCGCTGCTCGACCGGAATCCAGTGCTTCGCTCGAAGCGCCGCGTAGTCGTCGACCGGGACCGGAATCGGAATCCACGGGATATGCGCGCCGTAGCGCTTCGGATGATAGAGCCGCGCGCCGATCTGCAGCGCGCCCACCTGATCGTCCAACGCTTGCTGCACCAGTCGGTAGGTCCCGTTCTTGAACGACTCCGGCCCCTGCGATCCGTGGTAATGCCGAACAAGCAGTTGACGCGTCCGGTCCGGCCACCGCGCCATGCAGTGCCCCTCATCCAGCGTCGTGTAATCCATGTGCACGTGTACGACGTCGGCGGTATCGAAGAGGTGATTGACGGCGGCGCGCTGCCGGGTGCCGTCGAATTGGCGTAGATCGCAGAACGGGTTGCTCGAGCCGAAGCGCACAAACGCGCTCGTACCATCGTGGCCGTCGACATCGGCGGCGTGGTTGAAGGCCGAGTGATAGCGATAGCCCGCGCTGCCGGGATCGTACTGCGTCAACTGCAGCACGCGCGGGCTCGGGTCCAAAATCGGGCGCTCGTGGCCGTAATGGGTCGGCCCGGGCAGTGGCGAGAGCTGACGGCCGTACGCCTGATCCCACCCGACGTAGTCCTGCCGTTCGAGTGAAATGACAAATCCGGCGGCGATCATCTCGCGGGCGCGACTCTCGTCGACCTTGTACTCCGTGCGGGGGAGCACGCGGCCACCGTCGGCATCATTGTGCAGTTGCACCGCGCGCACCTTCACGGCTGCCTCATCTCGTTCGCTCTCCGTGTGCGGGACTCGCGCCGGCGGCGCCCTCTGGCCACGCCGCCGACGCGATCGCTGATCCGACTCCCGCTCCGGCTAGTTCAGGTACGTGAACGGCGCGTGTTCGTCGACGCCGGCCGAGCCCGCGTACTTGTACGCGTACTTGCCGTCGTTGATCGGGATGCCGCCGCCGCGCACCACGAAGCGGTACGTGGTGACGTCCTGCGTGAAGGCGAACTCGCGGCTCATCTCGACCGTCAGCGCCTGCCGCAGCGCGAACGCGTAGAAGTCCGGGTTCACCAGCGCGATGTCGCCCGTCGTGCCGACCGTGTTGAGGATGTCGGTGAGGACGACCGGGTAGCCCAAGATCATCATCGACGGCAGCCCGTTCAGGTCGCGCAGGAACGTCACGAGCGAGGAGCTCGTCAGCGACAGGGCGTACAGCTTCTGCACCGTGCGCCGCGAGGCCAGCCAGACCGCGTTCGGCCCGTGCGTGAACTCGCTGTACATGGTGAAGAGGTCCTGCGTCGTGATCGTGCCCGGCGTCTGGCGCGTGACCGCGATGTTGTACGCGGCACCCGCGAAGAGTGCACCCGCCGGCGTGGTCGCGCCGGTCGTGTCGGAGCCCGAGATCGTCATGTCCTCGTTGATCGCGTTCAGCGTCTGCTGGCCGACCGCGTTGATGAACTCCTGCGGCAGTTCGCCGGTGAAGTCGTCCATCAGCATCTCGTCCGAGACCTGCGTGTACGCGGCGTACTTGAGGACATTCAGCACGCGCTGCCCGAACTGCGGCGTCGACTGCGGCTTGGTCGATGCTTCGCCGACGATCCCGATGTTCGCGATCTGGCCCGCCATCGGGCGGTTCAGGACCGTCGAGGCGTTCGCGTCGCTCTGGATCAGGTACGGGATGCGGAGCGAGCGACCCGGGACTGTGAAGGCCCGTGCGCGCTGCAGCAAGCCCTGCTGCACGTTCGCGAGCGAGAAGATCGACTGCACCTGGGTCAAGGGCAGCAGGAACGAGCCACCCGAGACGTCGCCGGCCGTGCCGACGATCGCGCGGGTCCGGTCGCCGCCCGTGACCATCGTCTGCAGCTCGAGATTCCGCGCGAGCACCTTGCGCTGGAACGCGGCGCGCTTCGGGTTCGTGACGTCCACCGGGTCACGGCCCTGCGCGACGCGGAGGAAGTCGCGGACCGAGCCGAAGCCGCGGCGCACGTCAAGGGCATGCTCCTTGATCTGTTCCTGCATCGGCCGCATGAGCGGGAACTCTTCGAAACCCAGATCCTCGCGACGAGTGCCGCCGCGCGTCTGGTCGGTCGCCTCGGAGCCCGCGATCTGCGTGACGCCGGTGCCCGCCGTGCCACCCTGCCGCTCGATCTCGTCCGAGGCCGTGAACCCCGCGATCAGGTTCGCCCGCTCATTGAGGTCGTTGATTTCCTGCGCCTTGGCCTTGAGCTGCGTCGCGTCCAGTTTGCAGTCGTCGGCCATGATCTCCTGCATGATCGCATTGGCCCGACCGCGGAGATCGGTGGCTTTCCGGCTCTTCGCTTCGAGCGTGATACCCGGCATCTGCTCGGTGCGGAGCATCGTGATCGCAGAGAGCCCGTGCCAGAGCGCGGGACCGAGCACGGCGCCGCCCATCACATGGGGCGCGTAGTGCGCGACGGTCTGCGCGGCCATGTGGTGGCCGGCGGCCGAGAGCGCGACGATGGGCACCAGAAACAGGAGCACCCACTTCATGGCGTTTCGCATTTTGACGTTCGGAGTTGGGAGCTGCGTGGCAGTTCGGTCAGCCGGGCCGTGTGCTGCTAGGTGGCGGCGGCTGCGGTGCCCTTCCCCAAGACCTCGCGCACGATCCTCATGCGCTCGTCCAGAGGCAGCACCTTCGGCTCTGCTGACGCGGTGGAGCTCTCCGATCCGGTGGCGGCGTCCGCGGTGGCTTGGGCCGGCGGTGTTACTCCGCTCGGGGCCGCTGCGTGATCCGCCCGGTCGGCGGCCGACGCGTACGCCGTGTCGAACACGGCCCGCGCCTCGCTCTCCGGTACTTCTGACAGAATACGCGCGAGGATGCGCGTAAGCAAGCCCACGTCCTTCTCGCCAGGCTCGCGGCGCACGGCCAAGACATCGGACCCGGGCACGGCGTTGACCGGCGTGACGCTGATCTCGCGGAGCTCGATTTCGAGGAACCGACAGGCCCACTGCTCGACGCCCTCCTCGTCCTCGATGGTCGTGCTCTCGTCCTCGCGCGAGCGGAAGCCGACCGACAGGCCCGTCGCGGCGCCGGTTTCCTTCCCCGACTTCGTGACCGCTTCGAGGTACTCCTTCATCCGGCGGCCGGCCTCAGTATCGAAGATCACCGCCGTCATGATCGCCTGATCGCCGACGTCCTTGATGTCGATGACCGTGCCGACGTGCGTCTTCGTCCGCGGTTCGTGGTCGGCGAAGAGGCGCACCTTGCCCGGCCGCACCTTCTCGGCCACCGTCTGCGCGAGGCAGCCACGGGCGAACACCGTGCCGTAGTCGTCGCGGACTTCGTACACCAAGGCCACGCCGGTCATCCGCGCGCAGCAGCCGGCCGGCAACGCGTCGGTGCCGGTATCGCCGGCCGCGCGCGTGACCAGCTCGGTAATCTGGAACGTGCCCTCGTGCTTCTGCGGCGCCATCGAGAGGACCGACTTCTGCTTGTCCTTCTCGTCGTACTGCTTTTCGCAGACGGCGAGGCGCTGGTTCTTGCCGTCCGTGTCGGTCGGAAACTCGGCCGCGGCCGCGCTGCCCATGCAACGCGCGATGAACGCCTCGCGCGTCTCGCCCTTCTTCGGCTTCGGGAGTGGCATCGTCAGGTTCCTCAGTGGGTGCCGTTGGTGCCGGATGGCAGCGCCGGCAACGCCTTCAGCGGAAGCAGCGCGTACTCGACACCGCGAATCGTGATGCGGTCGGCGGCGGTGCTCATGGCCTCGCCCGCGTTCTCGATCGACGACGCGCCTTCTTCGAGGGTGTCGTATAGGAGGGTGGAACACCTGCAATTAATTACGTCCTCAGCATCTCCGGCCGAGTCGCCCGGATAGAGCATGTCGTTCGCTTCGAAGCGCTCGTCGAGTGCGATCATGCCCTCGGCTTCACAGTCGTAGTGCGAATCGCGCACGCGGTCGTCGCCCTGCGTCAGCCATTCCTTGCCCGCGACGGCACCACTCGCACCAGCGGTCTCGAACTCCGCTTGATTTAAGCTGCCCACGGTCTCGGTTCTCGCGATCATTGTCGCGCGCGCCGCATTCCCGCCGCCGAACGCCGTCTGGTCGACCAGCTTTGCGATCTCCGACATGGAGAGGCCTTCGCTGATCCCGAAGTCGATCGCCTCGGTGATCAGTTCTCCGGTCGTATCGCCCACCTGTTCGGCCAGTCGCTCGGCGCGGTCGCGGATCGCCTTGAGCACGGCCGGATTCTGCAGCGTGAAGTCGAACGGGGGAACCGCCGTCTTCGGATCGAGCAGGTCGCCCTTCCGCGCCTGTCGAATCTCGCTGCGCCGTGCCTTGAGGCTGGCCATGACCTGATCCGCGCCCTTCGCGTAGACGCTCGCGATCAGCGGGTGCATCCGGTCCGACCACCGACTCTTCGCTTCACCGCCCGGCTTGTACATGCGCTTGACCTGCGTCCGCACCGCGCGCGCTTTCGTCTCCTCGTCCGGCCCGCCCTTGGCCTCGGCGCGCGCGAACATATCTTCGACGTTCGAGCGCTCCTCGCCGAAGAGTTGCAGCGCTGCCCTCTTGAAGGGCGCCTCCTCGCGCGCCGCCCGCTGGTCGAACTGCTTCCACAGCATCGTGCGCTGTTCGCCCGTCAATACGACGCCGCGCTTGAGGACGCGCAGGGATGCTGGCAACTCGACCGCGCGCTTCGCCTTCGGATCGACCGACCCGTCGTTGACCTTGGGCCCGATGCCGCCGGAACTCGGGTTGTTCGGATCGACCACCTGCGCGTCGGTGTTCGTCCCCTCATCGACAGCCTTCGCTTTCTTGCCTTTCTTCCCCTTGACCGTCTTCGGCTGCTGCGGCGCGCCATCCGCAGTGCCGGAGTCTTCCGGGACGATCTCTTCGTCGTCATCCGGCACATCATCGCCGCTCGATCCCGGAAGGAGTGCCGGCGTGCCGTCCGCGTTGGCTGGTGCCGTATGCAGTGGCGCACCCGTCTCCGGATGCACGATGGGCGAGCCATCCGCGGTCGTGGCAGGAATGGTCGGCGGCACCGGCGACATCATGGCCGTCTCGACCGACTCGATCACCACCGTCGACGCATGCGCGAGCGTGTCGTCCTCGTCGAACTCCGGATCGAGCTCGATGACCTCACGCGCCTCCTGGATCGAGCGGACGCCGGCGGCGACCTCGACGATCACGCGCTTGCTGGTCGCGTCCTTGTCCTCGGCCAGTGCTGCCAAAGCATCGGGATCGAAGCGCACGTAGGTATCGGCCCCGAACTCGGGGCAGACCCAATGGTTCAACTCCGACTCGATGCCGCGCATCATCGGCTCGATCGTTTGCTTGATGAGCCGGACGCGCGCTTCGATGTACTGCGTGCCCGAGAGCCCAGCGTCGCGGGTGGCCGTCGTGATGCCCACCATGCGCGGATCCACACCCGCCGCGGCGCAGATATCTTCGCGCGCGACCCTGCGCAGATCCGGGAACTCCAGCTTCGACAGGTCGAACGCGAGCGACTTCACATCCGTGACACCGCCCATGAAGAGAAATCGGCCACGCCCGCCGCGCGTGACCATCTTCTCATAGAACGCGGCTTCCGCGGCCTGCGCCTCCTCCAGCGTCGTCTCCTCATTTACGATCGCGTAGCCGATCGGCTGGCCGTTGTTCGTGACGATCTGCCGCACGAACTGCGAGGCTTCGTCGTCGCCGATGATGTCGTTTAGCGCTGAGGCCATGCGCGGAAACCCGAAGACCAGCCCCTTCATGCTCAAGTCGCGGACGTGCACGATGTCCTGCACGGGCGACGTGTGCGGATAGCCCAGGGTGTCGAGCCAGATGTACCAGAGCGGATAGCCCTTGTGGTTGACGTAGACGGTCGTGATGTCCTCGGGATGGATCAGCCGAAGCGAGACCGGGAGGGCATCATTCGTATCGACCGCATCGCCTGGCGTGCCGGTCAGGCCACCGCCCAGCTTCGCCGGAATCGGCCGCTCGAGGAACGTGAGCGCATTGCCGTACCCGACGTAGTGCATCATCAGGAAGGCCCGATACCGCTGCGCGCTCATGAAGCTGTTCGGCGCGTCGAAGAGCTGCTGCAGTGGATGCTGGCTCGTCAAGACCTCGATCGCGTCCGAGAAGCCGCTGGCGTTGTGCGCGGGCCGCTTCTTGTAGACCTGCAGCGGGACCGCACTGGCGATGTCGACGATGGCCCGAATGCAGCTCTGAACGACCGGATGCCGCTCCCAGCCGCGGATACGGACCGTCGTGCCGGTGCGCTGATAGTCCGAAGGCGCCTCGCCGCGGAGCGGGATGGCGCCCGTCGTGCGCATCACTTTGTCGCCCAAGCCACCCTGCGGCATGCCGGCGTTCCAGCCGATCATGCGCTGCGGACCTGCCGGGAGTCGTGCGACCGCGACGCCGGGCGATGCGGCGTCGACGGTGATCCTGCGACCGTTGCGCCACACTACCGCCGTCCCGGGATCGGCCATGTCGTCTCCTCTTCGAGTTTCGCTGCGTGCTGCTGTGTTCCGCTGCGTGCTGCGCTACACGACGAAGACGCCCTGCTTGCCGAGTAGCAGGTCGGTGAAGCCCCACACATACGCATCCATGCGGTCGGGCGACTCGAGCCCAGAGTCCGGCGTGTAGGTCGTGAGCTGCGACTCAAGCATCGCGAAGACGCCCACGTGGTGAATCTTACCCTGTTCCCCCTTGGCCGCAACAGGTTCAGCCCGCGCCATCTTGCCCTTCGAGGCGTTGACGAGCTTCACCGGCACGTTCGGGTCGACGGTATTGATCGTCGTTTTCACCATGTCGCCGCCCTGATTCGCCTCGGCCACGATGCGGTTCGCCTTGTGCTCGCGATACGCATGCACCGCCCGTGTCGCCCACTGATCCGGCGTGAAACGGCCCGAGAGATCTTCGAGCAGATAGCCGTGCTTCTGCCAGCCCGTGCCGGCCGCCGCACAGACCATAATGCCGGTCTCGTTCGAGTGCTTCGAGCTGGTCACGGCCGGATCGACCGCCACCACCACGCGCGAGAAGTCCGGGAGCTTCGGCGGCGCCAGCGTCAGCGGGTCCGGCATCAGCCGGCTCGCGTCGATCGTGCTCATCTTCCAGAGCGCCCCATCGATGTCGGTCAGGATCCTGGCGAGCACTTCCTGATCGTAGAGCCGGGTGCCCTCGTACGCCTTGATCGTGCGCTCGTACCAGGCGTCCGAGACGTTGCCCTTGTTCTCGTAGCTGGATCCGACCGTGACGACGGTGGCAATCAGCCGTTCGAGGATCGGGTCGCCCGCGTCCGCGCCTCGGAGATCCCAGCAGCTCACGGCATCCGTCACGAGCTTGACCAGATCCGTGAACGGCTTCGGCGTCGTCGTCACGCACGCTTGCGCCAGCTTCCCCAAGCGCTTGCCGAGCATGAACTGGTCCCACGCTTCTTTCGGATACTTGAACGCGGCCCATTCGTCGAGCCAGCCCCAATGATGCTGCGGCCCGCGGAGGCGGTTCGGCTCCTCGCCCGTGAACGTGCGGGCCTGCGTGCCGTTCTTCCATTTGAGCAACCGTTTCGCCGGCCAGTAGCGCACCGGGTTGTGCGGCTTCATCGTCGCGAGCAGCCCCGACTCGCCCTCGATCATGGTATAGCGCACGTCGTCGGACGTCGCGCCAATCAACGCGCCGCGCGAGCCCGGCATCCGTTCGGCCTTCTCGTGGCAGAACTCCGCGCCGACTCTCGTCTTTCCCCACCCGCGGCCCGCAAGGTTAAACCAAACTTCCCACTGGCCGGGCGGCGGCAACTGCTTCGGCCGCGCCCAGAGCCGCCAGTCGTGCTCGATGGCGTTGCGGTCCGCTGGTGGCAGCGCCGCCATGAGTTCGCGCCGGACGACCATCGGGAGCTTCTTGAGCGCCGCGATGCGCGGGATTTCCGGTCGGACGATGACGGCTTTCCCGTTGCCCTCGACGGGCGCCGAGAGAGGTTCTACCGCCGCCGTCATACGACGGGATACGTCTTCGCCCGCGTCTCCAAGCGGACGAGCCCCAATCCGCGCATGTCGATCACGCCATCCGAGGCGAGGCGGTCAAACGCGTTCGCACGTCGCAGGATCGCCGCGATCTCGTCGTACGTCTGCGGACTGACGATGAGCAGTCCGAGCGTATTCCGTATGCTGTCATCCATCGTGCCGCCCGGAGAGGAGTTTCCCCGTATTCGCCTCGACGCGGTACGCGATGTCGTCGTACAGCGCCACACACCCCTGCGTCTTCACGTTCGTAATCGGCAGCGAGCGACCGAAGATACGGCGGACATGCTCGTCGACGAACGCGACGTGATCAGGGCCGAGATCGACGCGCGCCGTGAAGATGCGCACGTCGATGCCGCGCGCCAGCCAGTCCTTGACGAGCGTGACGATGTTCATGACGGGCGCACCCGCGCCATTCGCCGGGGCGTACTCGACGAGCGTCGCATCAAAGTCCACGCCGACCCACGCCATTAGCGCGCCATCAGCCGTTCGTCCCGCCGCCCTTCGTGTTCGGGGCTTCTGGGAGTTCGGGCGCGTCGTTGATGACCGACTCCAGCAGCTCGCGCGCTTCGGTGATGGGATCGCCGAGCTGTGCGATCAGGTTCGTCCGCTCATTCACCGGCGACGCGCTCAAGACGATCTGGTTGCGGATCTGCAGCATCGCGGCGATGAGGGCGATCACGTAGGCGTTGTCCATCTCAGTCTCCTTAGTCCGCTCGGGGCGGTTCGGGTCTCGGACGTTCCACCAACTCGATTACGCGCGCGTTCGGCACGACCATCGCCTGCCGTTTGGCCGCGCCCTCGTTCGTCGTCGGCCAACGGTAGTTTGGCGCCACGACAAGATAGCCCAGCACCTCCGACTCCTGCCCGTCCGCGTCCTCGGTCGGGGCCGGTCGCGCAACCACCTCGACCAGCGCCTCGAACAGGCGCGCCACGCCATCGTAGGCCGCGAACATCACGCACGCGCTATCGACGTGCGAGGTAAAGGGCTCGCTGGATCGCACGCCATCTGCCGCCGCCCGGAAGACCGCCGCCAGCTTCGCGACGTCGCTCATGGGATTCTCTTCCAAAGCACAGACGCGATTATCGCGAGCAGTATCAGCGCACCGATCACGAAGCCGATTATCTCGCGCCGACGCTCACGGTCTCGACGAGTCTCATACTCTTCGCATGTCTCATCACTTCGCTGGCCCATATAGCATTCGCTGCTGGGTGGCGGCTCTATGCGCCTGGGCAACTCATGGCCATATCTGTCGACCAGCATCACGCGACCTTCGTCACCTTCGACGCCGCTCATTGCCGCGCCATCTTGTCGATCTCGCTGTCCGGCGAGAACCAGCGCTGCTCCTGAATCAGTCGGAACGTGCGCTGCGAGAGATCGGCGTTGTCGCTGACCATGATGTCGAACGCGGAGACGCCGTACTGCCCCGGATTGATTTCACCGTTGATCGCCTTCGAGATCGTCGACGCAACGACTTCGCTCGCATCGAGCGTCGGCACCAGCTTCCCCACGATGCCCTGCGCGAGATGCGCGAGCGTCGCTTCAGGATTGTGCAGCGAGTCGAGCACGAGGAACAGGTCCGCGATCTCGTATTTGAGAATCAGGCCGATCATGACCGTCCGGCCGTCCTTTGAGCGCAGCGTCTGCATCGGCACGTAGACGGTCCGCGTGCGAATCGGAAAGACCAGCGCCTGGTGCACGATCGGCACCTTGAAGTAGATGCCCGGCCCGAGCAGCACGCGCTTCTTGCCGAACGTGAGCCGCACTGCCTGCTCCCACGGCCGCACGGTGAACCACCACGCCGCGTTCGTGAGGACGCTGCGCAACCAGTCAACGAACGTCACGCGACCTTCGTCACCTTCCACGCCGCCGGGCCCTTCACGCCTTGGACCACCTCGAACTCCACGGCGTCGCCCTCGGCCAACGACCTGAACCCGTCGCCCGCGATCTCGCTGTAATGCACGAAGACGTCGGGCTCGTGGTCGTCGCGGTTGATGAAGCCGAAGCCCTTCGCATCGTTGAACCATTTCACTTTCCCCGTCACGCGGGGGCCGGATTTCGGAGGAGCCATTCTGCTATCCTGTGGGTGAGGGTGAGTACTTCCGGTACAGCGCGAAGACCTGCTCCGTGGTGACGGGCTCTTGCTCTCGCAGCCCGACAAGATCGTCGGCAAGCAGCTCCTGCGAGAAAATCCATCGCCCAGCCCATACGCGCCATCCTCGCTGCCGTCGCGCTTTGTTGCGATGCACACGATCCCGTCGCCGCTGCCGCCGCGTCATCGGCCGACCACCGTGTACTGCCGACCATCGTCGAGCGTCCCTATCGCGAACTCTCCGCGCCGGATGTTCCCAGTGATCGCGTTGCGGATCGAACGCCCGCTCGCGAATCGGTACGAGAACTCGTAGCCGAACGGAATGATGATGCTCGGTTGCGCGACATACGCCTTCCATTCTTTCTTGAAGCTATGCGCCATGCCCGCGCGACGGGCCGCGAGGCGCTGCTGTCGCTTGGTCATGTGATGAGGCTCGACTTCTCGCGTTCGAGCAAGCATATCCAGACGTTATTCGACTGCCGCTCGACGATCATCTTGAACCGCCAGCCGTCCGTGCACGCGAGCGCGAGCTTCGCCAAGTCGCCCGCGATGCGAAAGGTCATGTATTCCCAACTGCGCCGGTCGGCCATCAGCGCACCCCCGCGATCCGCTGGCGCGTCAGCAACTGCGCGGCTTGCGCCTCGCGGTAGAGCAGCGCACAGACCGGATCGAGCGCCAAGTCGTGCCCGTGCGTCAGCAACCAGTCGCCGCGCGCCAGGATCTCGGCGTTCGTCGCGTCCTCCGGCAAGCCCTCCATCGGGTCCAGCGTGCGCTCGTTCATGGTCAGCATGCCCTCCAATCGCCGGCTTCGAGGTAGCCGTGATACGCCCGACCTTCGGCAATCGCTTGCGCCTCGTACGCCGGATCGCGCTTGGCCGTGTGTGGCGGCAGGAAATCCCCGCAGATGATCGACGGCGCGACCGTGAGCGTATCGCTCTCCTTGTCGTACGTGCAGTCGTGGCCGCCCAGGTTCGCGAGGTGTCCGTTCGGCGTGCACGCATACCACCCGTCGCCCGGGCGATGGCAGTACTCGCCCGGCTTCAGGTTGAGGAGGTCGGCCGCTTCCTTGTCCTTCCGGTGCACGCCTTTCACGTCGGGTTCGCCTCGTCTTTGATTCTCGGTAACTATCACATCCCGTGCGCTTTGGCGGTCGGAATGCTTAGGCCGCCGCGCGAAGTGTTTTCCCGTGTTTTTCGGCACTTCTCCGGGCTACGGGATTCTGCAGGACTAGCTGCGCGCCGTAGCCCGACTATCACCTTCCGTGCGTTTAGTTCTTCGTCCAGTTGCATGTGCCGACGATCGGGTAGCCGCCGCCGACCAGCTCAAGGTACGTCTGCGCTTCGACGCGAATGCCGATGCCGGGCGGGCAGGGTGGCGGGCCGCCGATGTCGCCGCACGTCGCGGTGAGCACACTCGAGCCGTCGGTCGGCTTCGCGAGCTGGTCATCGAACGCCTGCGCGACCGCGACGCCCCACGCGTATTGCGCTGCCTTGCTCAGGTCCTTGAACAGCCAGAGTAGCTCATACAGGTTCGGCATCCCGTTCGCTGGCGTCATGCCGCCCGCGATGTAGCGCTTCACAGCCTGCACCGGGTCGATCGGCGTGTGCGGCACGGACGTGGGATCGACGACGCCCGTCGTGATGGCGACGGTGTTCTTGCCGGAGCTCGCGTTGACCGTGCTCCCCGCTGGCAACGTCGCCGCGGTTGTCTTCGCGTGCCCCAGCAGCTTCTCGAAGTCCGCGAGCAGCAGCTTCCCCTCGGCCAGTCCGGTCACTTCAGCCTTTGAGAGCCCCGCCTTCACACTCGCCAAGAACGGGTCCAGTCCGTGCTTCCGGATCTGTTCCGCGACCACGATCGCGAGCGCGACCACCAGCACCAGCAGGAACACTTGCACAAGTGAGAGTCCGAAGATCGTCATGAGGGTGCGCTCCCGTTGCCGTTCGTGGATGGTTGACCCGCTGCTGCTTCCGTTGGTACGACCATGGCCGTCGCGCGAATCGAGGCCGCGACATCCTCCGGCTTCTCCCCTGCCTCGAGCCGCGCGATCATCTTCTCGACGCGGCCCATGAACTCCTCCCCCGCAGCGACGTTCGAGACCTGGATCGGGCCACCGCCCGCGCCGACGATCTCCTGCGGCGCGTCCAGCCCGAGCAGCTTCGCCCGGCGTTCCATCACGCGCAGCAACGCCGAGATCGTGGCTTCGTCTGGATCAGGCACGAACGATTGCACGCCGTCGGGCGCGGTGACTTCTCGCTGCTGGCGTTGGAGTTTGGCGGTGAGACTCACCGTGAGCGCGTCGAGCCGGGTCACTTCGATGGCGCGCGCTTCGTCCGAGTCCTCGGTGGCCGCGGTGCGGATCTCCGCGAGCCCGTCATGCACGAGCTGATAGGCGTAACTCAGGGTCTGCCCCATCTCGGCGGCGATCTCACGGTAGGTCCGACCGGAGGCGCGGAGCTTGAGCGCGACGACGCGCTTCTCTGTGGTGAGGACATCCTGCCCGGTCGGCGAAGGCATCAGCGTTCGGCGTTCAAGGCGTTCGGTACAACTGACCGGGCAGATTGCGGCATCAGCGCGAGGCGAGAGACGCCGTAACTATGCGTCCGCGTGACGCTTCGCGCAAGGTCGGGCGCGCGGCGCGCACTCCCGCGCGCCGGTCGCTCACGGGTCACTCAGTGGGGGCGACCTCCGAGAGCGCGAGTCCTTCCTGCTCGATCTTGTCGCGCCATCCCTGCTCGATCGCGCCGACGTTCTTCACCGCCTGCCGGTAGTAGCTCGGCTTGAGTTCCACGCCGACGCCCTTCCGCCCCTGACAGACGGCGCCGTAGACCTCGCTCCCCACGCCCATGAACGGCGTGAGTACCACTTCGCCGGGGTTCGACCATAGCGTCACCACGCGGTCAATCACATCGAGTTGGAGCGGGTGGACGTGCTTCTCATCCTCCTCGTCTCGTGCGGCCTTGAAGGGGAGCACGCGGCCGATGCGAATGTCATCCCAGAACGCGGACGCGTACTGCCTCCATATCCAATGCGAGTAGCGGTTCTCGATCTGGTTGCCCTTCCATCCCTTGAACTTGTGCAGCTCGGCCGGCATCAGCCGCTCGCCCGCGTAGTCGAGCAGGCCGACCGGGTGCGCGATCGCGACGGGATTCGTGCCCGCACGCCGGAACACGAGCAGGTAGTCGGCACTCGCCACAGAGCACCGCGAGCTGTCGTCCACGATGGTCTTGTGCGCGAGGTTCTTCGCCATCGTGCGGTTGCGGACGGCGAGCGGTTCTTTCCAGATCGCATAGCGGGCGATGTAGCGCCATCCCTCTTTCTCATGGAGTCGGATGATGTCGCCGGGGAAGTCGATGAGGTTGTCAATCCCGCAGTTGCCGCTCGGCACGTCCATGCAATGCACCGCCGTCATGCGCCCCGGCATCGCGAGCCGCGCGAGTTCGCGCACGACGAACGTGTAGTGCTCGAAGAACTGTGCGTAGTCCGTGCAGTTGGACAGGTCGCGGTCGTTCGAGGAATAATGATAAAGGCCGCCGAATGGAGGAGAATATATCGACAGGTGCACGGACT